AAAGAACTTGGTCTGGGAAGACCTGCTCGTTTTCGTGACTTGGTAACACTTGCCACTTATGGAGACGATGCAAAAGGATCCGTCCGTGTAGGGTATGATCGCTTTAATCATTGTTCGATGGCCAATTTATTGGCTGAGAATGATATGAAGTTTACCATGCCCGACAAGGAATCTGATCCTGTCCCTTTCATGTCACGTCAGCGTGCCGATTTCCTTAAACGAAAGGATCGGTACGATGAAGACTTGGGTCACTATGTAGGTGAACTGGACGAAGAAAGTATTTTTAAATCTTTGCACAGTATTTTGAAACCTACGACTCAATCTGCCCTCGAAGTTGCAACTTCCAACATCGATGGTGCTCTACGCGAATGGTTCTTTCACGGACGCGAAGTCTTTGACTTTCGTCTTGCCCAAATGAAAGAAATCGCTCGTATTGAGAATCTACCTTGTACTACCCTAGACCAAACATTTGACGACCGTGTGAAAGCATGGAAGACAAAATATGTTCCTCTTGAGGTTTAATTCTAGAATAGCTAGATTTTAACCTATGTATTATTATTGTTTTATGTTTATATATCTGACCATCATGTCCTTAAACTGTTCGGAGGCGCACTCATGTGTCAACGTGACTTATGTGAAACCAAAAATGAGCTGTACATACTGATTACGGCAGTCGACCTTAGTGTCTACCCCTTAAATAGACTGACGCTTGTGTATATCTGGGAAGCATAATGCTTGTGGCTATTTAGCTGCGGAGGTCCTACCACTCCACCAATGTAGAGACAGGACATCGCTCTGAGGTGAGCTTTGTACCCGTGTAAATAAAAATACCTTACCAACTTTACTCTAAAACAAAAGTCTGTGGAGGACTATAAACTCTACACTTATGTGCCCCAATCTGGAGAGGTTGGGATTTCACAAATGGAAGGCTCTGCTGCTGCCACTGAGCAGATCACAGCCTTTTCAGACCAGGAAGCTGGCTGGACCACCTGTATCAAAGGAGGTTCCGATGCCACTATGAATCTATCTAGCAACTCTGATTCTGATTTAGGAAACTTTTTGGAACGTCCCATACGTATTCACGAAGCACCCTGGATTATGGGTCAACCCCTGTTTACAACTTTTAACCCTTGGGTCGACTTTATGTCTAATCCCCGAGTCAAGGAGAAAATCGCTCACTATGAACTATTGCGAATGAACCTTCATGTTAAATTTGTTATCTCAGGGACAGGCTTTCACTATGGTCGAGCACTTGCGTCTTACAACCCGTATTTGTTCGATGAGATCACTATCCAACGTAACTATTTGGATGTTGACCTAGTACAGGCTTCACAAAAGCCTCATATTTTCCTGAACCCAACTACTAACTCTGGTGGACAACTCGATCTACCTTATTTCTACCATAAAAATTATATGTCATTGTCCGAATTTGACTCTACCCGTATGGGCGACATCACTCTTAAAAGTTTTGACGTCTTACGACATGCTAACGGTGGTGACGATCCTGTGACTGTTACTGCTTATGCTTGGGCGTCCGATGTTGTTCTGACGATGCCTACGAGTCTCACTTCCCTCACTTATGAGCCACAAGCTGGTAAGATGAACTCTGGAGATGAATATGGTAAGGGCATTATCTCTGCTCCAGCTTCTGCGATTGCGCATGCGGCTGGGCAGTTGACAAATGTTCCTATCATCGCACCTTACGCTAGAGCGACTGAAATGGTTGCTAAAGGTGTTGGTGAGTTAGCTACTCACTGGGGGTATTCCAGACCCCCAATCATTACTGATATAGTGCTCCAAAAACCCAATCCTACTGGGAACATGGCAAATACTGATGCGGCTGATGCTGTTCAGAAACTGTCTCTTGATTCCAAACAGGAACTAACTATCGACTCCCGAACTACCGGACTCGATGGCACTGATCAAATGGATATAGTCAATATTGCGAATCGTGAGTCCTACTTAACTCAATTTACGATGACCACTTCTGACACTCCAGACAAACTACTCTGGAATTCTCGTGTTTCTCCCTGTTTATACAGGACTAGAGAGGACGAGATACATCCCACACCGATGTCTATGATATCTACGCCGTTCACTAATTGGCAAGGTACCGTTAAATTTCGGTTTCAAATCGTGAAGTCCAGTTTCCACAAGGGACGATTGTTGTTTCGTTGGGACCCCCGATCACATGGGGCGAACATCGAGTACAACACTGTATACTCACGTGTTATCGATCTTGCCGAGGATGAAGACTTCGAGATCGAAATAGGTTGGGGCCAAGCTTCCCCATTCCTACAGGTTGAACAAATGCGTGGCGACACATCAGATCTTTTTGGTGTTACTCGTTTACCCACGTCGTACGCCGAGAAGTTCAACGGCATTTTGGAGGTCAATGTACTAAACTCGCTGGTATCTCCAGCTACTGATACTCCAATCAGCATCAATGTTTTCGTTTCGTGTTGCGATGACATTAAGTTTGGCGGTATTTCCACCACTGCTATGAAAGCTTTATCGATTTTTAAAACACCGCCAGCTGCACAGCTCGCTACTATCTATGAGCCGCAGTCTGGTATTGTGGACGGAGCTGCCATCGCTGGCACTTCCGAAGGGGCTGTAGACTCCCCCGTCGCACCTGATCCTATTCAAGCCATCGCACCAACTGGTGTTGTGGCGGACCAGACGATGAATGTCTTCTTTGGTGAACAACCAAAGTCCTTGCGCGATCTTTTTCGCCGCTATGTTTTACACAGGACCAAAGTTACACCACCACCCGATTCTGGTATCATGAAAGTGATTACCATTCGGGAGAACGGGCTTGGTTACTGGCCCGGCTGGGACCCTAACGGCATTGACACCATTGCTGCAGTCCCATGCTCAATCAGTATCCCTCATTTTTTCCACTTCTTTATGCCTTGCTATGCAGGCTGGAGAGGCGCTACCCGAACTAAATACACGTTCGAGGGAAATTTGAGCAAAAACCCCACTGTTACTCGTATCGGCTATACTACAGCTCCTTACGAACTTGGCGCCTTCTTGAACAAAGCTGATTCAAATGCGCTATCTCAAAGTTTAACGTATCTAACCTCCCAATTTACTACTGGAGGTGCTGCGTCAACTAACTTAGGCGTCAATGATACTATTGAAGTTGAGACACCTTATTACAATGGGGTTCGCTTTAGCGCAGCGCGCTTACCCAGTGCTGACGCTGGC